AAAAGAATTATCCTTCTTATTCGCAGACATAGTTGGATTCACTCCCATATCAGAGGCCTATATGAAGAACGATGATCCGGAAGGATTAGTATTACTTATCAATAGATTCTTAGATGGTATGACAAAGGTGGTAATCGAGAATGGTGGAACCGTAGATAAATATATGGGGGATTGTTTAATGGCTTTCTGGAATGCTCCATTAGATTGTCCCAATCACGCACAGATGGCTTTAAAGACTGCAATGGAAATAGAACTACTCACAGAGAGAATGAATCGAGAAATCGAAGAGGAAGGATTAGACTTACCACCAGTAGTCATCGGCACAGGAATTAATACAGGCCCTTGTATAGTTGGTAACATGGGAAGTGAATTGAGATTCGATTACTCAGTAGTAGGCGATGCAGTTAATCTGGCCGCAAGGTTAGAAGTTCAAACAAGAACATATGATACACCTATTTTAATGTCAGAGTTCACAAAGAAACAAGTTGATTGTGAATGGCAGTATATTGATGAGATAAATGTAAAGGGTAAATCAATACCAGTTAAGATATATGCACCAATGTTTACAGACACAGAGGGTGGAAAAGAGGTTCGTAAACTCAATAAATAAAAGAATAAGGAGTATATTATGCCACCAGTGAAATTCGGAAAAACATCCAGACAATACGATAGAATGACCAAAAAGACCACTTTGGTTTATGATTACATGAAATGCAAATCAAATGCAGAGTTAATGGAAGCATATAACAAAGATGGTATCAAACCTAAACTCAAAGCTAAAGTTAGAGTAGAGATAGACAGAAGAAACAAACTTGGTCTATCAAGAATAATCTTTAGAGATAAACCTATAGAATCGATGTGAAAAGATTTATAAGAAGACTTATGGTCTGGCAGATTAAAACCGACCTTTGGACATGGAACAAGTGGTTTCCAAAAGAATCGATAAGAGTTATAACCGAAAAAGAATACCAAGAATTAGTAAGAAACTCAATATGAAAGTAGAAGCTTTCGGTAAAGTTGATACTAATAAACTTCTAGAAGAGTATTTAACTATAAGGGACGACAAGTTCGAAAATATTTGGAATCGAACTGATGCAGTATTGGTTCAGAGAAGATTCCATTTACTGTTTAAAAATGAGAAGATAAACAAATTTGAGACGACAATGTTTCCTTATACTTTCGAAGTTGCAACTCAGATAGCATCATTATTTAATTTTAATAGTATAACATATCGAATTGTTCAACCCAATACTGCATATTATTGGCACAAAGATAGTGGTAAAATCTCTTATCATATACCTTTAATAACTAATCTTGGTTGTTATTTTATATACGATTCAGAATCACATCATATGCCAATCGATGATTGTATATACAAAGCAGACACCGAATTCTTCCATACATTTGTTAATGCAGGTGATAAACCTAGAGTGCATTTAGTATTTGAAAAATTATAGAATTAAAATAATTTCAAAAAACCCCTTGTAAAACCAGCGTTACGCACTATATAATGGTCCTAGTTTATAAAGTTTAGGTTTTATAAGCTACAATAAAAGAGGCGAACTTTAAACGCAACCGATGAAGTGAGTCGGACTAGACAGTTTTCAGAATCGAGTAATCGTTTTAGTAAAGACTGAAACTTGCCTAACAAACTTTAATCACAACTGAGAACTTCCGAGTAGAAGATGTTCTTGAGACCTTCGGGTCGATAGCGATTCTTCGTATTGGTAGAACTCAACCGAGGAGAAAGTCCTTTCCGTGTTCGAGTTAGGAAAATAACCTCACTTTAGTATGAGATGTTGTGGACTCTTCGTCTCGAGCTTGGGAGAGAAACCCAACATCTTATACGCCCTAATGCTCATTTGAGGTTAGGTATTTAATAAACAGTCGCTTAAGGAGGACTATTATGACAATCTATGACGATGTCTTCGGGAAATCATTCCCATTCGCAATAGGGTTCGACAGAACTTTTCAACTATTAAACCGTGCTGAACATTTGCACGACACTTCAAACTACCCACCTTACAATATTGTAAAGATTGATGCTGAGAATTTCAGTGTTGAGATTGCAGTTGCTGGGTTCAGTAAGAAAGATATATCTATCACAAAAGAAAAAGAAGTTCTTTTGATTGAAGGTAACAAAGAAAACTTAAATGAAGATACTGAGTATGTTCATCGTGGGTTATCTGGAAGAACTTTCAATAGAAAGTTTACACTCGCAGACGATATTGAAGTCAAGGGTGCAGACATGAAAGATGGTATCTTGAGTGTATCTTTAGAAAGGCTTGTACCAGAAGAAGATAAACCAGTTGAAATTAAAATAAAATAATTTCAAAAAACCCCTTGTAATATTCTGCTAGATTTAGTAGGATGGAATACTAAGCGGAGTTAGTGTAAAGAACACACTCGACTACCAGTTGAGAGATGAAGTATCGAAACTTTCACTCCGCTCCAGTTTCAAAAGAGGAAAAAATTATGTTAGATGATTATGGAATGGTAACTGTAGGAGATAGTTTCCCTATATTTACTTTGAATGGAGTTAATTCTCAAAATGAAATGATTGAGGTAGAAACATCTTCAAGTGATTGGAGTGTTATTTACTTTTATCCAAAAGACTTTACTTTTATATGTCCAACAGAAATTGCAGGTATGGATATGTTAGTCAACGCCGCTAATGTAATTGGTATCAGTGGTGACAATGAGTTCTGTAAACTTGCATGGAAAACTACTAATGGAATGATTAGAGAAATCGACCACACACTTGCTGCTGATTGTGGTTTGCAACTATCTAATGAATTAGGAATTGTTGACCATGAAAATGGAGTTTGTTATAGAGCAACTTTCATTGTTGATCCTGACGGAATAATTCAACATGTTTCAGTCAACGCATTAGACACAGGCAGAAATCCACAAGAAGTATTAAGAACATTACACGCATTAAAAGCTGGTGGTCTTACAGGTTGTGAATGGAATCCTGGCGATGATTTCGTAGCATAAATTCAAAAAGTCACTAGACAATTACACCCATCTTCGTTTATAATGGAGGTGGGTTTTTTATGTTAATACTATCTAAACAAGATGCTGAATATGTTGGCCAAATCTTTATCGATTACTATTCTAATTTCGATAGGATAGATGACTATCTACGCAAAGTAAAACTAGAAAAAATGTCAGATAGACCTGCACCATTATTTGGTATGGGTCCAGAAGATGACATGTTTCAAGACTTTACACAGCATCCGGAAGACATGCAATTCGCATGTAGAGAACTTCCTCTATACGATGATTACATTGATATAGTTGCATCTCAAATGATTCAGAAATCGATACCAGGCAAAACTCTTAAGTGGGTTGTGTATGAAACTAATACAAATAAGATTGTAGGGTTCATTCGTTTCGGTTCTCCTACTATCAACTCTAAACCTCGTAATGAATTTCTAGGTAAACCTTTAGACACAATGAACAAAGATGTAATGAAAAGATTTAACGACTCATCAATCATGGGGTTTAATATCATACCAACACAACCATTTGGTTTCAATTATCTAGGTGGTAAACTACTTGCAGGCATTTGTAATTCACATCTTGCAAGAGAAACATTAAACAAGAAATATAATACAGAGTTCTGTATGTTTGAAACCACATCATTATATGGCACATCTAAATCATCATCGATGTATGATGGCATGAAACCATTCTTAAGATTTATAGGACTAACTGATTCAGATTTTGTTCCGTCAATCAATGATGATAAGTATGCACATTTAAAAGACTGGTTTGAGAATAAGAATAATGGAGTGCCACTTGTTCATGATGATGCATCAAGTAGAAAACTTAAAACACAAGGCAAAATGATTTCTATAATAAGAAACTCATTAACTAAACATCATAGTGAAATGTTAAAACCATTCAAACAATGTTTCGTTGATGCAAAGAATCTTACAGAACAGAAGAGACAATACTTAGGAACATATGGTTTCAAGAATGTTAAAGACTATTTGAATTTAGAAACTGATACATTAGAAAAGAATATCAACTATGATAGATTTGAATACGATAGTATCATTACATGGTGGAAGAAACATGCAGGTAAAAGATACGAAAACTTAAAGAGAGATGGAAGACTTAGAACAGAATTAGAAGTCTGGTCTAAAAATTCAAACATAGACATTATCAGATGAGAGAACGACAAAGAAAAGCTTGGAAAGAATCCTTGGCCACTGTAGGGACTGGATTTGTTATTAATTGGCCGATATCTGTTGTTCTTTTATATCTGTTTATTGATATTCTACAACTATCTACATTGATGGTTAGCATATATGTGACTATCTGTATGACCTTTGTTGCAATTATCAGAGTATATTTAATAAGGATGTTTTTTACTAAAGGGGAATTCAATGAAAACTAAAATAGGATTTACATGTGGTGCATTTGATTTGTTACATGCAGGCCATGTCGTTATGTTAAAAGAGGCAAGAGAGAATTGTGACCACTTGATAGTTGGTCTACAAACTGATCCAACTATAGATAGACAAGAAAAGAATACACCAGTGCAATCAGTATACGAAAGATTCACTCAATTGACTGCAATTAAATATGTAGATGAAGTCATACCATATGATACTGAAAGAAGTCTAATAGATTTACTAGAATCAACACCAATCAATGTAAGATTTATAGGTGAAGATTACATAGACAAAAGTTTTACAGGCGATGACTTGCCTATAAAAGTTTATTATACTAATAGAAAACACTCCTTCTCATCGAGTGGTTTAAGACAGAGGGTGACTCAATCATGAATATAACAATAGCAAGACTTAGGTCGTTTGTGAAATACAATGGACCTTTAGCAACAGTATTAGATAGTTTCTTTGAAAACTATGTGAAATGGATGAGGGCAAATCCTCAACACAACTACGATACTTATAATGTATCATTTGAAAATGTAAGACCAAAGAGAACGCCTGAGACTATTGATTGGGCAGATGTAATTGTTATACCAAGTGATAGTGAGTTTAGATATCATGGTGAACTACAGATGAATCCAAAAGACTTAGCGAAGTCTAATGAACACATGGATGTAATCAGACCTTTCTTTGAAGGTAAAGATATCATAATGTTCTGTAGCGATAGGGCAGATACAGAAGAGTTATATAGAGAAGAAGTATTAAAGGGTATCAATATAAAATCATTCACTACTATCGATGAAGTCGATTTTAGTGGCAACATACATGGCATGAAGTATCACTTCATAAATACATTAAAAAACCCCTTGGCGGAGATGATTGGGTCAACTAAGACTCATGACTTTGGATATTGGGGTCGTATGAAACACGGCCACGATAGAGAAAAGACCATTCGTCAAATTTATCGAAGTGAACTTTCATGCCAACTTATAGGTGGAATGCCATCTGGTGTTAAACGAGAGTCTAAATGGATTAAAGATTGGACAAAACTCTATCCTTTATTAGAAGGGTGTAGAGGAACATTATGTTTTAATTGGTTAGATGAGACTGCAACTACATCTAGATATCCAGAGGCACTCGCAATAGGTATCATTCCATTTGTGTGGAGAAACTATGATTGTCTCAATGCATATAGAATAGACAAGTGGCAAAGAGTTTATACTTTTGAAGAGTTTTTAGAGAAGTCATTACTATTAAGAGATGAGTCATTCAGACAGAAGAAGTTAGAACTTGCCAGACAAAACTATGCAGAAGTTCACCTCACAGAAGATGAATACTATGCCGAGTTTGAAAGGAGAATGAACAATGCTTTTTAAAGAAGTCTACATGGTGGTTGAGAATCCACATGAACAAGATGCAGGCATAGAATTAATTAGTGGTGAATGGAAAGGTTTAGTCTTTCAATTTGGTGATGTTCAATTTGTAGATGGTGAACCACAAATGAACTTTAAAAGAACTATAAGAAGATTACCAGAAGGCGCAGAAGCTTCCGAGGAGGCAATTCAAGATTTACTAAATAATAGTGAGTTAAACAATCTCATGGGTGATATTCTAGTAGAATTAATCCAGGAACAAATTAAACGAGAAGAGGAACAAAAAGATGGCAATAGCTAATTATAAATTCACTAAAGATGTGGATGGCAAAGCAACAGGACATTACATGCCAAATATAGATGCTGAAGGCGTTGAAGTTGCTGAAGCAACTTTTAAAACTGCTAAGGCAGATGCTGGATTTACATTTGTTGCAAAACAAGATCCAGAAGCACCTTCTGAATAATCGGAAATTATATAATGAATAGTGTTGTTTTGAAAGAACAGATTAAAAGACATGAGGGCGAAGTCCTCGAAGTCTATGAAGACTCGCTAGGGTATCTAACTCTAGGGGTAGGTCATCTAATTAGAGAAGATGACGAAGAGTTTGGTGAACCATCAGGCACACCAGTCTCTCAAGAAGTGGTAGATGGATACTATGATGTAGATTTTGATAAACATGTAAAAGAAACATTACATGTTTGTGAAGACCACGGAATAGATTTTGATACTCTACCAGAAAATATCCAACATGTTTTAGTAAACATGTGTTTCAATTTAGGTGCCAACAGATTAGGTAAGTTTAGAAATATGCTTACTGCTTGTTATGAATCTAATTGGAACGAAATGGCTGCTCAAATGGAAGATTCTAAATGGTTTGGGCAAGTAGGCAGAAGGTCAGTAGAATTACAGGAGATGGTTTTAGATGTTTGATGTTAAATGCATTAGACTTGATACTGGTGAAGTATTAATAGGATTCGTTAAGAAGAAACTTAACGGAGACTATGTGATATCTGATGCACAAGTATGTGTGATAGAGGCAAGAGAAGGAACTATGGAAGTCAATATGGCACCTTGGATTCCTTTCGCCAAAGAATACATATTCACAATCAATAAGAATCTTATACAAACAGTCTTTGATGCCAAGCCACAACTTGAAACTAATTTCAAAGTTGCAACAGGCAACACCCATGGAGTGAGAGGACAAATCAGGAAATAAATTATGAAAGATATGATGAACGCCATCCTATCTGCCCAGCTTTCGCAGGCAGAAGCGATGATACAAAAACACAAAGTAAACATAGAAGTTCTAACTAAGAACGCAGCTGGTGTCGCAGAACATCCAGATATTATGGATACTGTAGAGAAAGAATTAACACAACTTGCACACTGGCAGGATATAAAAGTTGCTATTGGAATATTTGACTTCCATCAACAAAAGACCCTTGTAGAATAGACCATAGTATAGTATAATAACTATATGGATTTCTACACAAATGTATGTCGGTCTCGTGACAAAATACTCGCAATAGGTTATAAGAACGGAAAGAAACAAAAACTTTCTGTATCATATAGACCAAATCATTTCATACCATCAAAGAAAAGTTCATCGCCTTATAAGGCACTTGATGGTCGTCCATTGGAAGTTGTTAATCTCAACTCAATGGCAGGCGCCAAGAAATTCAAAGAGAAGTATCAGAAGATAGATAACTTTGAAGTTCATGGTTACGATAGATATGTTTACACTTACATATCAGATAAGTTTCCTGGTAAAATAGAATTCGACCCACAACAAATAAAGATTGCCACACTTGACATCGAGTGTGAATCAGAGAATGGTTTTCCTGAACCATCACAGGCAATCGAAAAAGTAAACGCAATCTCAATTAAACCTTTCGGCCAACCTACTGTTGTATTTGGTCTTGGTGAGTGGAAGACAGAGTCAGATGTAGTCTATGTTAATTGTGAAAACGAACAAGAACTATTGATGAACTTCATGAAGTATTGGAGGTCAGAATGGTTTGATATCATTACAGGTTGGAATGTAGATGCATTTGATATGACTTACCTTTGCAATCGTTTTGATAGATTGTTCGGTGAAGATACACATAAGAAGTTATCTCCATGGGGCATGTCTTCTAGTAGAGAATTTTTACAGAATGGTTATCAGAGAACTCAGATATTTGATTTGAGTGGTGTCAATGTTGTTGACTACATGGAACTATACAAAAGGTCAACATTTCATAATCAAGAATCATATAAGTTAGATTACATTGCTCACTTTGAATTAGGTAAACAGAAGTTAGATTACTCAGAGTATGGTTCACTTCACACCTTATACAAAAA